CTTTCGGGCCCTCTCGCTAGACTGATGTCTAGGCTACCCATGCCTATGCCTCGGTTTAGGGTTAGTGTAACAACTTTAGGAGATAAAAAATGATGCCGATAAGGAGCTTAGAGAAACTTAACGAAGGTATTATATATACTTTCGATATTTTCTTCATAGATGCGTCTGTGTATCGAGTAGAAATACCCGCTGCATATTACAATTCTATGACTTCCTCTGTCGTCCATCATCTTCTCGCCTCCGGCGTGGATCCTGAGAACCGTAAGCCCTTTGATAAAGAGGTCTTTGGTTACCAGTTTCACGATGGATTCGAGTACCATCCTTTTGTTGTTGCTCTCTCTTCATCTTCTCTGAACTCAGAGTCGTACTCTGATCCTTCTCGAGGAGGTGATCTGAATGAGACGGAGTAGACCCGATTCACGTTTGCCTCAGCGTTACGAGAAATCTCAGAACCGCGGTATGCGGTCTGATATAACTAGTCACACGTTGCAAACCTATCGGACTCAACCTAGTGCTGATATACAACATCCCTATAGAAATATAGAGTGGTATAAATCATCACTGGTTGGTGTTACGAATCCATTCTGGCGCGACGAGGTTAGGTCCGGCGGAGATGCCACCACCAATGCAAATGGTGTTGACTTCTTCTGGTCGAACCCTTTCCTTACCGCCCAGCATGGTATTCACATCAATCCGCCTTATGTCAACTCGTTCGAGCTGCAGTCTTCGTTCAGTGAAGTGTATGGTTATCCATACATATCACCACCGCAGTCCCAGCTTGCACCTGTTGATGTTCAGACCGATGTTGAGGACCGAGTACGCCGTAGGATTGTTGAGCAAATCAAATCTATCCAAAGCTCTGTTGAGCTTGGACAGGATATTGGTGAGCTCAAGCAAACAATTGAAGGCGTCATCCATCCGATGAGATCCCTAAAGGAGCATATCCTTGGATACTTCTCTAGCCTAAGAAAGGCTAAAGCAAGATATCGTAAGCCTGCTTCTTTAAGAAAAGCCTTATCGGACTCATACCTTGAGTTTAACTTCGGCTGGCGGCCCCTTGCAGCTGATATCGCTGACGCGTTAGTCGGTCTTCAAAACCGACAACATGCCGATCGGTATCCTGTTAAGGCTTCCGCTAAGCAGTTGTTTGCTGGTGCTATCTCTAATGATTCATTAGCTGCAGCATCAGTTGGCCAAGAGGCCAATCTCGTAGCTACTGCTCCTACACGAACAACATCCGTGTATAGCATTAGATACAAAGGTATGGTGCGAAGCTTTGCGGTTAATGGTCGCTTCAGTGCGGCTCAAACTCTGCAGTTAGATCTGCCGAACTTTGTGCCTACTGTCTGGGACCTTATTCCGTATAGCTTTGTGGTAGATTACTTCGCTAATATTGGCGATATAATCTCTGCATG